CATTAAACGCCACGGCTTTTTTGGTTTCAAATGCCGGGCGTAAAAACGGCTGCGCCGGCGCCTTGCTGGTGCCGAACTCGACCAGCCACCAATAGTTTGGGTTGCCTTTGCGCGTTGACGACTTCTTGTTTTTGCTGCTGTCCGGCCCGTCCGCAAAAATATACCCCTTGGTACGCACCCGGACATATACCGTGTTCCACTGCTCCCGGCTGGCGTGTTCGACAATATTGCCGCGCAGCTCACCCGGGTGACGGCGCGGGTCCGGCTCCCGCAGGACCGGCGCCAGACGTTTGGCCTCATCACGGATGATGCGCGCCCCGTCGTGCAGCGCCCGCATCACCCATTTCCCGGCAGGCACATTGGCGCTGCCGAACTCTTTTTGCAACGCGGCAATCCGGGCATTCCTTTCCTTGATGCCCTTCACTTCAAAATTCACCACGTTACCCATTGTTCAGCCCTTCTTGACACAGCAGCAGCAATTCGCGGTTGCGTTCGCCCCAGTTCAGCACGGCTTTGATGTCAAACACCCGCGTGCCGAACAGCACCCGCATTTCGCCGCTGATGCCGTCGCGATAACGCACCTTGACCTTGTGCGTGGTCACGCTCAAATGCTCCTGCGTCAGATACGGTTCGTGCCCCGTCACCGGGTCCACGCTGGCCCATACCGTCAGGTACGTCGACCAGATGAAGTCGGGTTCGCCAATCGCATTCTGCTGCGGGCTGCCCGCGACCTTGCGCTGGATCGAAATGCGGTGGCGCAGTTGCCCGGCTTCCATCAGAACAGGCCCACGACCAGGTTATCCAGCAGCCCGTCGGCAAAGTCACGCGGGATTTTCACCAGATTGTTGCGGATCAGTTGTTCGCGGTTTTCGTAAACCGTGGCCACGCGGGTGTGCATCCACAGTTTCAGGTTGTCGGGCAATACCTCTTGATACGCCGCCTCGCCGGTCGGCGACCCCGGCGCATACCCTGCCGTGTAGCCGATCTGCACCGCGTTGCGGATGTCGCGCACAAACGGCCACGATTCGTTGTAGGCCGGCTCCAGAATGCCCGGCTCATCGTAGGCGCTGACGGTGTATTCGGCGGCGCTGATCGTTTGCAGCCCGCCATTGGTGTCGTAATACTTCACATAGTCCACCGTCAGCAGCGGCGGGCGCGGCAGTTCGATGACCTCGACAAACCCGTCCAGCAGCAGCTTATAGCTGCGTTGCACATAGGACCGCTTGGTCATGTTTTCCGCCTGCTCGGTCAGCGCCGCAATAATCATGCGGATGACCGTGTCCTGGCTGGTGTCTCCGGTATCAACCCGGCACCAGTCCTTCGCTTCAGCCAGGCTGACCGGGTAGTACGGCGGCGGTGTCAGAATTCGCAGGGTTGCCATGTCTTGCCCTCAAAAAGTCGATCGCTTTGCTGCCGTCGCGCGGATCCCAGCCCAGCCGCCGCGCATAACACCACGGGCATTCTTCAGCCGCCACCGGGTTGTATTCGCCATAAGTGCTGCCGAACGCGCCGCACTTGCGGCAGCGCACATGCCCACCGCAATCATCACCAGCCGAGAATGTAGTCACCGGACATGCTGTGCAGCAGCTTCGCGCCCAGGCTTTGCAAATACGTCACCGCTTCGGTTTCCTGCAGCCCGAACTTTTGCGCGCGGCCCGGTTTCTGCTCGACGCACACCACCGGGTGGCAGCGTTTCAGCAGTTCTTCACCGCCGCGCAGCGCGAACACTTCAAACCCTTCGCAGTCCAGCTTGATGAAATCCACATCATTCAGGTCAAAACTGTCCAGCCGTTTCAGCGGAATATCGCCTTCACCATTCACCCAGCTGTCACCGCTGCTGCTGTCTGCGGTGTGGATGGCGATCATGCTGTCGCGTTCACCCAGCGCCAGCGGATACAGCACCACGCCTTCACGCATGGCCACGTTTTTTTCAAAGCATTGGCGATGCGTGCCCACCGGTTCAAACGCATGCAGGAACTGGAACCGCTTTTCCAGGTGCATCGACCACAGCCCGCAGTGCCCGCCGACATCAATCGCCGTGCGCCAGTTCTTGACGAACGACAGCGCCTTCGTCAGCTTGTGGAACTGATAGGCCGGTTTGCCGTCGACGATGTCATTTTTCACCTGCATCCACTTGATCAGATGCTGTTCGTGTTCAGGCAGCCAGATCCCGCGCCAGTTCTTGATGCCGCGCATCACGTTCCCGTTATTCAAGTAAACCCCTCAGTTTGTCCGCCACAATTTCAGGCGTAATCGACGCCATTGCCTTGGCGCAGTGATCGCAAGGCCGCCGCCAGCCGCAGCCCAGCGGGTGCTTTTCGTCATTCGTGAATAAAGAAACCTGCCCCGCATAGCCGGTCACTGCCGGGCTGATGAAACCGCCGTAAATCACCACCGCCGGCACGTTAAACACTGCCGCCGTGTGGTGCAGCCCGCCTTCCGGCACCACGCAACCCCGCGCCCGGGCCAGCACCGCTGCCGCATGGCGCAGGCTGGGCGTTTCGACAAAATCCACGCCTTCCAGCAGGGCCGTGCCCGCCGGCCCGATCTGTGTGGTGCTGATGCCGTATTTCGTCAGCAGCCACACCAGCTTGTTCCAGCGCACCCAGCCCCACTGCTTGTTCGGGCTGGCCGCACCCTTGATGTGCGGTTCGACAATCACCCGCCCCGCGAACTGCGCCCCGAAGGCCCGTTCCCGCGGCGTCAGATACAGTTCACCGACCGGCGGCTGATACGCCTGCCAGTTCCAGCGGTCCGGTGTTTTGACCGTGCAATAAGGCCGCAGCCCGTTTACGCGCGGGCGCAGCACCTGAAAATTCCCTTGTTCTTCCAGCACCGCGATTCGCGGGTTGTGGTCATAGGCCGGAAACCAGCGCGGCCGTTCGTATTCCACCCGCACCTTGCGCGGGTCGCGCTCCTGCATCACCCGCACCTGGCCGGTGACCATCACTTCGTCGCCCCAGCCCACGATTACCGCCAGTTGCCCGCAACCCAGCCGGATTCAAACTGATGCGGCTTGCGGTTGCCATGAAAACACACCACCGATGCGCCATCCGGCACACCCTTGCCGCAGTGGTACTTGTTGCTGACACAGATACCCGGCCTGATTTCAGGCCAGCCACCCAGCGCGGTCATCCAGTCCTGGTCACCGCGGTATTGCTTCGGCACATCCGGCGTGAAACGTTCAAAAATGTCGGCATGTTCACCGGCATCCCACACCATCACGCTGCTGTTGTAATCGTTGCGCGTCCAGCCCCAGTGTTTCAAGTGCAGGATGCCTTTGTGTGCAGCCAGTTCGTCAATCGGGCCGACGATCACTGTGTCCAGATCAAAAAACAGCACGCGGCCTTCAAACCGCCCCGGCTTGAATAATTCGATTTTGTTCCACCAGCCCTGCAGCCCGACATCCGGCTGCACACATTCAAACCGGTGCGGCTGGTGCAAATGCCGCCCCACCATCGATTGCAGGCGCTTGACATAGTCCGCGCCGCGTCCGCAATAATTGCCCCATTCGACGCAGGCGACGGTGATCATGCCCGCACCCAGTGCTGCACCATTTCCCCGCGCGGGCCTTTGATCATCTGTTCCAGCGTGAACCCGGCGTCGCCCATCACCTGGTGCGCGTCGCAGTTCACCGCCTTGTCGTATTTGCAGGCAATGATTCCAGTGGAACCTATCGGCAGCCGGATCACCAGCCGTTTCGTCGCCATGCCCGCCATCAGCCGCAACGCCGGCCCCGGCGTGCGCAGCTTGTGCACAATCGCCAGCGCCAGCACGATGTCAAACCGCTGGTCAAACTCCGGGAAATCCGCCGGATACTCAGCGCCACGAAACGACACCAGGCTGTAGTCCCGGCACTGGCAGGTGACGCCCAGCCCGACCAAATCCGCCTGCCGGTTGGCCTCGGCCACAAACGACGGCAGCAGATCACAGCCGCGTACCGCCGCCGCACCGCGCTTGCCAAATTCGATGCCGATCAACCCTTCGGCACAGCCGAAGTCATACACCGTGCGCCCGTCACAGGCCGCCAGCGCCGGTTCCAGCCCCAGCAGTTGTTCGGCCAGCGACCGGTCGCCGTCCTGCACGCCGGGAATTTTCAGCCAGCCTTTGTTCATGTGTCTCCGTTCAGTGCGCGCCACGCCGTGCCATCAGCCATTTCCGCCAGCGTCCACTGGTTATCGGCCAGCACGTTCGCCCAGGCGTCCCGAACCGGTGGCGCTACCCCGTAGGCCGCCGACTGCGGCGACACATGCACGGCGATGCCTTGTAACAACGCCTCGACCGCTGCCGTGCTACCCCAGGTGATGACCGCCGCCGCGTCCTTCAGATCCGCCGGCAGTGAATCAGCCGCCACTTTTTTATTGGCATGCCACAACCGGACCTTGATGTCCTTGCCCGGATACAGCGCCAGAAACTGCTGCACCTCTTTTTGCCATTGCACCGGGGTCACCCCGGCGACGGTTTCCATGAACAGCGGCGACTGGATGCAGAACACCACCGCGCTGCCCCGGCCTTCACGCCACGGCAAAACCTCGATGCCCAACCGTTCCCGCCGCAGCCCGTTGGAATGCCCCAACCCGCTGTGCTGCAGCCGGTTTTTGGTGATGCGGTAGTACGTGCCGCGTGAAACATCAAAATAACTGTTGTCGATGTAGTACCAGTCCCGCCCCTCGGAAATCGCCTGTTGCCACAAGTGTCGCGTTTCCGGCGTCACCCCATAAAACGCCGCCGCGCCATCCGCTAGCCGGTTCGGTGTTCCCGGCGATAACCTTGCCGACCCGCCCGCCGCATTGATGCCGATGGCGAACGACTCGCAGATCCGCAGCGCCTTGACCTTGCCGGGCGTGGCGTAACAAGTGACCGTCACGGACTGGCAACACCCCGGCACAGTGCCTGCGCCCGCGGCACAACAGCGCCGATCCGGTTATCGCCGGTTTTGTCAAAACACCCAAAAAAATCAGATGCGGTTGCGGGAAAAGCAGCGGTACCGCCCTCGGTGGCATAAGCCGCAACGCTGGGCTGAAACGTCGCAAAATTGTCAACACTCGGCGTTGCGCTAAACGGGTTTGTCCCAACCGTTCCGACGTTTCCCGTATTGTTTGACAAGGTTGCATCTGCTGAATTGTCAACCGCGCAGGCCCACACCGACGAATTCACCAATGGGCCATAGCACAGATTATTTTTAACGATGACATTACTGACCGTTCCGGATCCCACTAAAAACGAGTTCCAGCCGCGCCACGACGGATTGTTAAAAGATGTTGCAGTAGACCGATACCCGGTATTGTTTAGAATCCAGATATTGGATGAAGGCACGTAAGCCGTCGCCGTATCGATCAGCAGCCCGTCGTCACCGACGCAGGGTTCACTGACGCACGACGCGCTCATGTCAAAAATGTTGTTGCGAAATACTGCACGGTCCCCGGAATAAACCAGAATGTTTGTGCTTGAATTCTGATTAGAAGCGCAATAATTGCTTTCCCAGATCCAGTTCCGCGACCGACCGCGGTGCGCCCCGTTTAGCGGTCCGTTGCCGCCACAGGATTCACCGGCCAGTTTATTGTTGGCCACCACTGCAGTGCCTGAATACGTGCTGGACTGAATGGTCGGCGACCCTCCGAATTCGTCAGAACGCAGCGTCATTGCTGCGCGCAGCACGTTGCGCGTTGTATTGCCGACATACACACCCTTGATGGTGTGCGACGTGCGCATCCCGTGTTCGCCACCGTCCATCGGGTCAATAAGGTTATCAAGAATTGCAAGGCGCCTGCCGGCGACAAAAAGGCCATTTGCGCCGCCAGCGTCAACGCCGGGCAGGTCCGTGACCGTGTTACCTGAAATGAAAACCTTATCCCAGATTGGTGCAGTCGGTGTCGCGGTATCGATCCAAATTGAAACCGTGGCACCCGAGCTGACCGCCGTGTCCAGCGTGTCGTTCATGGTGATCGACGTATTTGACACAAAACTGGCAATGGTCGACACAAACTTGCCGGATTCCGCCGTATCCACCCGAACTTTGCGCCCATTTGCCGCACCTGTTGTCGAATTAACACTGAGAACCGCAGAACCACCCGACGACCCGGCCGACGTCGTAGTCTGTCCGCTGCGGTTTAATACATCCAAATCACTCAGCGCCATTTTGACGCCGTACCCGCATCCGTTGATGGTATTACCCACCACACTGATCAGGCTGAACGATCCCGTTCCCGATATGGCTGCGTTTGACGTGGATGCGCTCACGTAACAGTTGATGGTCAACCCGCGGATGACGTAGTCGCTGCTACCGGAAAACGTCATCACCGCCCCGTCATAGGTTTGGTTGATGGTCGGGCTGCCGGTACCATAAACGCCGATGTGCATCGGGCCAGCAGTAATGGCTGTTGCCGCCGATGCAGTAAACGTGTCACCGCCTTTAAAAAGACAGCGTTTTGTCGCCCCCTTACATGCGGTCAGCGCCTGGTCAAAATCTGCCGACCCGTAGCTGGATGTCGCATTGATCACCGACGCACCGGCCGGGCATCCGCCAGAACCCGCCGCGGGCGTGGAGTTTGCGGCAATGCACACCGTTGCTGTGGTTGAATATTTTGAATCAGCGGATGTGATTGTTATCGAAGACGAAGTGGCGGCGATGTTTGTGCCGTCCGATGCCTGAACCGCCCAGGTAAAACTGCCGGCGTTCGGGAAGACATACGCCGCCACAGGCCCGCGCATCAGGTTTTTTTTACTGCCGGGCAGCGTGCCGTTTACAAACGACTCTGCTGCAGCATCGTTGACGCTGTGCGTCACCAGCAAATCCAGAAACGCGAACGCGCTGCTTTCGTTGATGTCGGCGTCCGTGACGCCACTGCAATCCATAAACACGCCAGAGTATTGCTGCACGGTCGCGTCGCTCGGCGCGCACGATGACACGACGGGGCTGGCCGCGAACGCGCTGCCGGCCGCCAAAAGTAATACTGCCAAAAGGTTGCGCATCACATCGCCGCCGCTTCAAAGCTGTCAATGAACCCGACCGCTGAATCCGTCCGCGCGACGATACCCTGGCGGACTTCGGTGTTGTTGAAGGAGTCGGACATATTCGCATTTTCCACAG